TCGGAGATCAGAAATCGATTTGTCAAACACACCAAGGGATTGAGCGTTGCGTCCCTCGCGATCGCTCTTGGTTTGATTCGCCTGGGCAGTGATCCCCTGCGTCATTTGATTGGCCAATTGCAAGCGTCCAGTATTGCCAGTCTGTAGCTCCTGGTCTCGCTTCTGGTTGGCAGTGTCTAGCGATTTCTGACGCGCATCGGCTCGCTTGGCAGCATCCTTGTCCATCTGCATCGCTGCTTTTTCGTAGTCAACCGAACGGTCGATTAGCGAATAGATGTACAGCAATTTCTTGGCGATGAAGTTGACCGTTTCGTCGAACGCACCCTGCAACCAAGTGACTGCCGTTGCGAATCCTTTGGCCAGTTGGGTTGGGATCCCGGCCAGGGTGTTCACGATACCGACGACCATTTCAATCGCACCAATGGAAACCATGGCAGACAGATCCGTCCAAGCGTTCTGGAGCTTGGTGATCATCGAAAGCCACCCCGCATACATTTCCCGAGTCGCGACCCGGAAGACCAATTGCAGGCCGGTCATGGCGACTTGGCCAGCGGCTTGCCATTGTCCGGACATCAAAGCGGTCTTGATGGCGTCGAACACTGGCAGCACAATCGATTTGAGCTCGTTGAACTTGGCGACCAGATAGCCGACCATCTCACCCCCCACTCCCGAGAAGTAGAGGAATGCTCCAGTGGCTGCGGTGACTCCGACGATCACCAGCCCGATCGGGGAAACCATGGCGGTGATCAATCCGACGATCATGCCGAACACCGCGGCGATCGCTCCACCGATCGCAGCTAGGCCGGTCATAGCCACCGAGGCGACGGCCGCAGCTCCACCGAGGGCAAATAGTCCAGCGAGCAGGCCAGCTCCGACCGCAGTCCATTTGGCGATCGTGACAATCAGCTCTTGGTTCTCGCCGATGAACTTGCTGACGTTCGAGACCACGCTGATGATCCGTTCGCCGACTGCGGTCAGCAGCGGCGCGAGGGCCGAACCGATTCGGGTTTGCAGGCCACCGATAACGCCGAACAGCCTGTCGAACACATCGCCGAGTTTAGCGGCAGCGGCGGCATCCTCGCCGGACATGGTTTGCCCAAGGTCTGCTGCATCCTGTTGGAGCTTGCGAATTTCCTCAGCCCCTCCGGAAAGCATGGGGACCAGGTCCGCACCGGCTTTGCCGAAGTACTCCATGGCGGCAGCACTTTTGAGGGCTGGATCCTGGATCAGTGACAGCTTGTCGGCGATCGCGATGAATTGCTCGTCGGGAGACATCTTCTGCAGATCGGCGACACTCAAGCCCAGAGCGGTGAACTTATCCACGGCACCAGGCACGCCGGCTGCTGCATCGGCGATGCCCATTTGCATCTTGCGGACACCCTTTTCAAGCGTTCCGATGTCCGTTCCGGAGAGCTTTGCAGCATAGCCGAGCGAGGACACCGCTTCGGCACTCATGCCGGTTCTCTGGGCCATGTCGTCGACTGCACCGCCAGCGTCGGCGAAATTCTTCGCCAGTGCGACCAAGCCAGTCACAGCGACCGAGCCAGCGATCGCAGCAGGGAGGCTGAGTACGCTCTTGGAAAAGCCGGACAATGCACCATGGGCACCGGTGAAACCTTTTGCGATTCCGGTGCCCATGGTCGTCGCGACGCCTTTGAGCCGTGCCATTGCAGCCTGGACTTGGGCCATTCCTTTATCGAACGAGCCCTGTTTGGTCGCGATCTCGACGTAAGCTTGACCGGCCTTGATGTTACTCGCCATGGTACTACCTCACCGCTGCGATCGAGTTCTTGAACAGCTCGGGGAAATTGGGGGCTTCGGCCTCGAGCGCAGGACGCATGAAGGGCCGCTTGGGGTACCGAGCTCGGCGACGGCGAGTTTCGAATCGATACCCAGGACGCTCGTCATACCTTCGACGGCCGTCGACCCGTCGCCAGTTGGCAGGCTCGCCCTCTCCCTCGATGGAAGCGTATCGGTACTCGCGAATGATCGCAGTCTCGCCCCGCTCATGGAGACCGGCCACGGTGCTCGTGACAGATTCGATCGTGAAGTTGACTTGGTTCAACTGCACTGGGCCTACGATCGTCGATTCGCTTTGGGGCTGATAGGCGAACAGGATCGTCTTGAGCGAGTGCGTGTTGGGCGAGTGAGCCGACGGTGGAGAGCCAGGTGCCGAAGCGGACTTTCGCCGACGCATCGACGAGCGAGCTCGCTTGCGCACAAACGCACCGGCTTTGCTCAAGACTTTGCGTTTCGCTTTTTTCAGCGAGGCAATCACCTTGGGCCGATCAAAGAAAGCTTCGCGGACTTTGAAGGTCACGTTCATGGGGTGAACTTCTCCACAGCAACGAACGGATCCTCGTAGTACACTCGAGTCAATTCGACGCCGGCAGCATTGTGGACAGCCACCGAGTACCGGTACTCTCCGGGCACCAGTCCGCCCGAGGTCGCTCGAGGCATCTCGCACGTGAGCGACCATTTCCCCGATCCGATGTCCGCAGCGGTGCCAGTGACGGCGAATGGGTTGGTCCCGTTGGTTCCACCGAAGTGGACCGTGACAGCACCGGCCGACATGCCTGGGATCGCGGAGATCGTCCAGACGAATGCGGTACCATGGGCCACAAGGTAATCATCGCCGATGACGATCTGGTCGACCGTGCCTTTGGCGGTGACTGGGCCAGCATAAGAGACCTTGCCCGATTGAATCGTGTTGGTTTTGGCGGCAATCACATTCTCGAGCGACAGGTAGCGAGAATGCTCGACTGGAATCACTTGGACGCCAGATGTTGCGGACTCGGGAAAAAAGTCTGCTGTGGTGCCGTTGGTTTCGCCTGCGGTGACATCAAAAAGGTAGTAGCCGTCCTCCATCTCGGTCGGATTGGTATCGGCGAGCGCAGCACGAGCACCGCCGTCGAGCGAGACTCGGCAAGTGATCTGCGCAGCACCGCCAGTCACCGGAGCATTGGTTGTCCGGTTAAAAGCGAAGACCTTGAGTGTTCCGGCAGTGTTTCGGTACATAATTAGGTGAGGGTCAGGAGTCCATTGACTTGGTCGAAGTCGAGCGTGATTGCTTCGCCAGCAAGCAGGGTGATTGAGTCTCCACGGTCGTACCATCCGATCAACGGCTTGGCTGGGCTGGTCTGCGTGTCGTCGTAGACAGCGACGTAACGGAACGGGCCGACAGATCCTCCCGAAGCGGTGATCACCAGGTCAGCCACGGTGAGCTTGTACACTCCACCGGTCTGAGTGCTGCTGCTGGTCGTCAGATTGCGAGTGCTGGCGTTGGTGTAACTGATCTGCGTTAGATCGGCCAAAACCGCATTGGTAGCGACAGGAGCGACGTTGGTCAGTGCGACGGCGAGCTGATCCGATGCAAGGTTAATCTTGCCTTCGGCGACATTTTTGGCGAACGATTGGAACTTGTTGGCTTCGGCCATTTACTGAGGTCCTCGCATCATAAACAGGTAGTAGTAGGGGGCGACTCCAGACGCAGAGTCGCCGAGGTTTGCATCGGAGACGACTAGGATGTACTGGGCACCGTCGGCGGAGATCTTGCGATCGGCTAACAGCGACGCGGCAAAGTTGTCGAGTTGCAGTGCCATCGAGCCAGCATTGAGCTTGAGCGATCGCAGCAGCTCGGCATTGTTGCCAGCCAGGAAACAGACCGCTTGGTCCGCCGTAAGCTTTCGATTCGCGATCAGTCCAGCATCGGTGCCAGTTAGAGCGTAAGCCGCAGCTCCGCCGTCGAGCAGTCTCGCGCAGATCGTCGCAGCATCGTTGCCGGTTGCGGTGTAGGAGGCAGGATCCGCTGAGAGCAGGCGGCTTGCGGTAATGTTGGCCGCGTTGCCGGAGAGCAGGTATTCCGCTTGATCAGTCGCGAGCAATCGACTCGCAAACAAGCCTGCTGCTTGACCCGTCAGACTGTAGTTGCCTGTCTCGCAAGCGAGCACCAAAGCGGCAATGATCGCAGCGACACTGCGTCGTCTCGGTGGCTGGTACAACATTCCACCTCCCCGGCCCTGATCGTAGATAAATCTGGGTTCATGCGGCCTTAGCCCCTGACCGAAAACTATAACGTCGTCGATAACGCCGGGAAAAGGAAACGCGTTTGACGAATAACCGTCTCCGATTGCATTAACCGTAAAAGTCCCCGCCGCTAAGGTCAACGCACCAATCGAAACCCCATCTACAAAAAGGTTGATTGTTGAAATTGCAGCAGTGCTAGGTGTTGAAAAAATGCAATAATGTCTAAATGTCGTAAATGTCGTAAGATTAAACTCGACGTTGCCGGTCGGCATTTGGAAACGCAAATAGTTTCCCGACCGAAACCAAATATAGCTAGTGGTCGTTGTGCTATTGCCAATCGGCATTCCAATCGCCCCCGCGCCCCTTTGCTGCGCCCAAAACGATAGGGCGAAATCGAGGGTACTTAGGTTCACGGTGTTGACTGCTAAGCGATCATTCACCCCGTCAAAATTCAACGCTAATTTGTCTGGGCTTGCTACATACGCATCGTTGCCGTTGTTCGCAAAGTTGTTCAGGGTTCCATGATTCCGGCCCGTCGTGTCTGGCAATTGAAGGCCAGTGTTGCCAGTAAACGAAGGACACCACCGACCGACGATTCGGCTTGCAAGGCTTTCCCATTCCGGCCCGTAGTACGCGAGCATCAGGTAATAGTCTCTCCCTTGTCGACGACGGCCATTAGCTGCACGACGTAGGGAATCGACGAGTAGTTGACGAATCGACACTCGTAAATGTCACCGCCAGGGATCCAAACTCTGCGGACATCGGCGAGGTTGGTCACCGAGTTGGTATTGAGATTTAGTACGCGGTGGTTTCGCTCCATCGTCCAGGAGGTTGTCGCACCCGAGGCGATTCGATTCCATTGGATCAGCGTTCCGCCAGAGTTAAAAATGCAGACCGTGTCGCCGATGGAAAAGGCAGTCGAGGCGATAGCGATTGTGTTTGCCGAGGTGGACACATCAGCAGTGAGCGCCCCGAGCAAAGCGGCCGTCGTTGGGCCTTGGCCGACCATGTCGAAAATCGTCGTGGGGACAATGTCCGTGTTGTTGTCCGTCGGTCGGATCGCGAAGTATCCGGCGCGGGTCGGGGTGCCAGCGCTTCCACGGCCCATAAAACCGACGACCCAAGCCCCTGGCACGTTTCGCAAATCGAGCGTCGTGGATGCGAGTTCGATGTTTCCCGTCGCGACAATTTTCGGCGAGATCAGCGTGGTGTAGTCGGGCGTGGTTTTTGTGACCAGGGATGGCATTACTTAGATTTCCTCGCTAGCTAGAAGCTCGATGTCTCGGCCTGTGATTGTGTCGGGCTGCTGGCCAGCGGCTAGCAGCGGAGCAGCTTGCTGCGGTGTGAGTCCCAGTCCATGCGGTTGCGGTGCTGTGAGAGCAGCACGAATGCTTGGGTCGCCAAAGTCTGGCCGGGCATCCTCAGCGGCCTCGCGAGTCATGA